TTATGGTTACTTACAACCTAAATACTTGATAAAACGAGGGTTAAATTACCATGTTAGGACACTTCCTCCATTTAAGGAATAAAACTATAATATAGACGCTTTTTAAGCGTTATATGGACTCTATTTACTTAAATACAAGTGTTTTATTTTATAATAAGTCTCTACAAGTGATGATTTATTGCACTCATTTGATTTTTTTATTAGTACAAAGGTGTACTTATGTACTTTTTGCTATAAAATACAGTTTAGGGGGACATTTAGGGGGACATTTAGGGGGACAAAACCGAGAAATCTTATATATAAAATAAATACACTTAATAGGGGTTTTAACTACCAATACAACCCAAAACGGGATTATTTTGTCAAAAATAAATTTTGCAATACCTCTATATATTAAGATTTTATCTAAGAATTTACTAATTTTTGACTACCTGCCAATTTTTTACCCATTTTATAACCTCTTAAAACTACATTAAAAGCTATTTAATACCTCGTAACTGATCACTTAATATATCTATTATCTTTTTTTGTTCCTCTATGCGATCTTTAAGGTCGGAAATGTAATTCTCAAATAGTTGCTTATTTTCTATAGTATCATTAGAGCGGGTTGTATTGTCCGAACAGGCTTCACCTCTTATTAAATAATTCAAATCTATATGTTCACATAATGTAAAAATTATAGCATAATCAATTGTGTTCCTTTTTCTCCAATTTGATATGGTCGACTTTCCAACACCTAATTTTTCCGCTAATTCTGTATCAGAACTAATCTTAAGCGATTCTTTTAATCTATTAATAATTAAATCTATATCTAAAATTGTTTTCATAATATGAAAAATAATTCCAAAAATATTTGGAAGTTTACAAAATGTGAACTTATCTTTGTGCCGTACAAAACAACATTGCACTAATTTAAACTTAAATAAACTTACAAAAGTATGATAAAAAGCGAAAATACCAAAATTGAATTAAATAGAGGACAAAGAGCTATGCTTGTAAAAGAGTTCGGGAGTTCTTACAAATCTGTAAGAGAGGCTATCACGTATGTGCGTTCTACTCCGCTTCATATTGCAATACGCCAGAGAGCTATTGAGATGATGAGGGATTTTTATAAACAACATAATATAACCATTAATAATTGACCGCATGAAACTAATAGACATCTTATACTGCGTAGTTGCAGTGGTGAAAATTATACTCGTCATAGTATGTATGCTTATCATTTTTTCAGAGCCTATTGGCTATAGTACTGGAGACGACTATGGTAGTGACTTATTTTGGATCGCAAAATTTTCTGCCATTATTTACCTCCTTTACTTATGTTGGAAAAACAGTGAGAATAACTCTTTTTCATAAATGTTATTGTAATTCTTCTTTTCGCTAATATGCGAAGTAGTAATTGAATTTTGCTTAACTCCGAAAACTGCCGTGAGGTAATGAGTAGGAGAATCTGCTCTGAAGTTTTGGCTGACAAAATAATTGTCTTGGGTTCGATTCCCAATCAGAGTGCACACATAAACATTTTTTCAAATCATACTTTGTGCAGCCACAGATAGACCGAGAGGTTTCTAGTGGCAAATCGGCGAGAAAGTCAGATAAGAGGAAGCCTGACAAGGTAGATGAGAAAGTTTAAGCCTAGGATCTATCTTATACTTGGCGGTTCAACTCCGTCTCTCGTCTCTAAAAATAAATTAATATGGTGAATTATATGTGAATAAATTATGTAAAGTGTAATTAAACACGATATGGAAGTTTACAATAACATACTATGCATCGAAGCTCGTTGGATGATTAACAATGAGATAATGAGTGAATCGAATTACAAGAAACTGAGTCAAAGGAAGGATATTAATGTACTTCGCCCGGGCAAAGGTCTTGATCATCCTGCATTGGTTGAATTTGACTCCTTGCCAGATAGATTTAAGCAAAAGATTATGCAAATAATTCCCAATCCTTACACTTCAATTCATAACAACCTATTAAAGATAGAGCATAATTCTGCAATTTCTTTATTTTTTGAAGGTTACACATGTAACAATGGCAAATACCTTCCAAAAGATAAACGTATGGAATACTATTCTAATGCTATTGTATTGGAATCTATCCATAATTTCCTCACAACAAGAAAAGCAAATCGGAATGCTATGGGTAAAAAGGTTTCTTCTTGTTGGGATAAAATGGCAGAATGTGTAGGGATGATCGACAAAACGCGTTTCCCTCATAAATTACCAACCAACATAAGAAGTTTAGAAAGGAAGTATAAAGAGTACATCTCAAAGGGATATGAAAGTTTAATTCATAAATCATATCTAAATGGTCAAAAAAACGCCTCTAAAATCTTAAGTAAAGAGCAAGAGAGTATTTTAATGATGCTAAGCAGTGATGGCAGGAATTTGGATAATGCACAAGTTGCTAACTTATACAATATTTCTGCGAAAGAGTTTGGATGGCCGGAAATAACTTCCGGAACAGTTGCTAACTTCAGAAAGATTCATCAAAGTGTGATTCATGCGAGATTAAAAGGGGGTAATTCATTTTCAAATAATATAGCAATGCAGGTAAAGCGATCTGCTCCTACTTATCCTCTTTATTATTGGACAATGGATGGTTGGGATGTTGAGTTGTTTTATCAAGATGAAAATAGTTATTACCGCAGATTAACATTAACCGTTGTATTAGACGCCTGCATTAAATACCCAATAGGCTACGCCATAGACAAGCATGAAAATTCAGATGTCAACACTTTAGCTCTTAAGAATGCCATTAATCATGTACAAGAGTTATTTGGGGACAGGTATAAAACAATGCAAATTCAAAGCGATCATTATGCATTAAGCAAAATGACACCAATATATAGTGCGGTCGCTAAGGTTTCAACTCCTGCGCATGCCGGAAACGCTAAGTCGAAAGTCATAGAACCATGGTTTAGGTATTTTAATAAAAAATATTGCCAAATGAGTTTCAATTGGAGCGGTTTTGGAGTTACAAGTAAAAAGGAATTACAGCCTAATAGCGAGTTATTAAACAAGAGAAAGAAAGATTTCCCAACGTTAACAGAATGTATAGCACAAATAGAAGAATTCATTGCAAAGGAGCGAGCCGAACTTTATGATAAATATATGGCTTTATGGGACGAAATGCCTAAGGAGCAGCTTGTAAAGATGTCAACTGAAGAATACCTACGCACATTTGGACAAAAAAGTAAAACACAGACAGTGTTGCGAGGAACAGGTTTAACATTGACGTTAAATGGGTTGAAGAGAAGTTATGATTGTTTTGACCCTAAATTCAGGAAGCTATCAACTACCAAATGGGGCTTAACGTTTGATCCCGAAGATTATTCTGTTGCCCTGGCTACCAATGAAGATGAAACATTACAATTTTTGGTAGAAGAAAAATATGTGCAACCTATGGCACTTGCTGAGCGCACAGAAGGTGACTATCAGCAGTGGGAACGGATAAAGGAGTTCAATGCTAAACTTGTCAATGAGACTGCTGAAGAGATTTCCAATGCACAACTCATAGCAAGTTCACTTCTTGAAAACAAAAGAGAATTGAACGATCTAAAAAAATTTATTCTAACAGATAAGTCCGGGCAGCATAAAGATGTCAGAAATCAAAAGCGATTAAAGAGCGAATCTGAGGTTGTGGAGGAACTAAAGGTGGAACTATTTACAACCTCGGAGAACGATTATCTAAACGATTATTAACATTAAAACAAATAGAATATGGAGCAAATTAAGAAGCAAAACATCACATCGGCACTTAGAGAATATTGTGATCGATATGAGAGTCAAACACGTGCATCACTCACCATGCGAGGAGTAAGTCCTGCTACAATTACACAAATGTTGAATGGGAAATGGGAGAAGATTTCTGATGAGATGTGGCGAAATGTAGCAGCCCAAATTGATTATAAAGATGAACGATGGGAAGCAGTAGAAACAATGTTATTTAAACGGCTTACAGCAATTCTCACAGATGCTCAAGAGAATGCGTTGGTGATGGCTGTCTGTGGAGATGCAGGTAGCGGAAAAACGTTTGCAAGCAAACATTATGCAAAATTAAACAGACAGGTATTTATGCTCTGTTGCAATGAATATTGGAATCGGAAAGATTTTTTACAAGAGTTATTGCAAGCTATGGGAAGAGACTTTACAGGAGCGAGTGTAAGCGAAATGATGCGAGAGTGTGTTAGGGCATTAAAAGTAATGGAGCATCCATTGCTAATTTTAGATGAAGCAGACAAACTGAGTGATAGTGTTCTTTACTTTTTTATAACCTTATACAATCAGCTGGAGGATGAGTGTGGAATTGTATTATGCGCAACCAATCATTTAGAGAAAAAACTGAGCAGAGGTATTAAACTTAATAGAAAGGGATATACAGAGATTTGGAGTCGAATAGGGCGTAAATGTATCCCTTTGCGTGGCGTAAGTGCTAAAGATATAGCAAAAGTGTGTGAGGCAAATGGTGTTTGTGATCATCGAGACATAGATGGAATTATTGAAGATAGTGATTGCGATCTGCGTCGAGTTAAGCGCAAAGTACACGCAACAATCAAAGCAAAAGGTAATAGTTGTAATAACGAATGATATGGCAAGAAGAGCTTTAAGCATAAACGACATAAAGGCTTACAATCCCAAAATTTTGGAGTTTGAAGGAGCTTGGAGAGATGCGATAGGCTGTCCTGAACTAAAAGGCACATGGCTTGTATGGGGTGGTTCTGCAAATGGGAAAACACGCTTTGCTCTGCAATTAGCAAAATACCTCTGCAAATTTGGTAGAGTTGTCTATGATTCGTTGGAAGAGGGATTGAGCTTATCATTAAGAATGGCGATTCTGCAAGTAGGAATGGTAGATGTAAGGCGCAAGTTTACTTTATTGGATAAGATGAGAGTAAACGAACTAAGAGAAGTGTTGAGTAAGAAAAAACAAAGTCCCAATATTGTAATTATAGACTCTTTGCAATACACAGGAATGTCATACAAAGAGTATCAAGATTTACGAGATAGTTTTCCTAATAAACTGTTTGTTTTTATCAGTCACGCAGATGGGCGCAACCCTAAGGGAGACGTTGGAAAAAGCGTAAGATATGATGCAAACGTGAAGATCTATGTAGAGGGATACAAAGCTTTCCCGCAAAGTCGGTATGGCGGAGGCAAAGCCTTCACCATTTGGCAGGAAGGAGCAGAAAGGTATTGGACTTAAAAAAGATTAGTATGGAACAAAATAAAAGATTATTAAAGCAATTTCATGCAATTTGCAACAAGCTTGGCATGACGACAGAAGATCGCAAAAGATTTGTTGCCGAATTGGGGCATCAAAGCAGTAGTGAAATGAGTGATTTGGAACTTAGTCACAGTATTAGTGAATTAACCTCCATTTATGTTGCAAATAATCGAAGATTAAACACATGGAGGAGACGAGTTATGGCTGTAATTTTTGAACATTTCAGACTTCAAAACAAAAAGGTTTCAAAAGAGTATGTAATTGCTGTGGCAACTAGGCAGACAAAGAATAAAGATGGAAGATTCAATGAGATTGAAGAGCCTGAATTGATTAGAATTTACAATTATTGGTTAAAAAGAAATAATAAGCAATCATGAACGAACAGATATTAGAAACCTTTTTCTGCAGTAATAAAAATTGCGATAAGAGGCATTGTGCGAGGCACAAATATAGAAACCAAGATTTTGCTCCCTCTAAAGATTTCAATGCAACAGGAGAGTTTTTATGTGCAGGTTATCTTGCTCCATTTTCGGAGGCGTGCAAACTTATGGTCAATAAGAGACGTAAATATTTTCATTAACAATTAAATTTATATTATTATGATTGAACAATTAACAGAAGAAGAGCGCAGGGAGCTGGAGGCTTTTCGCGCTCATAAAGCCAAGTTGGCAGAGGAACAAAAAGCAAAAGAAGAGAGAGAAAGATATCAATTGCTGGTTAATGATGAAGTGGAAGCATCCATGGCAACACTTCTAAGAACAGCAGAATCTCTTTCCGGGGTAAAGCAGCGGGTATTGGATAATTTCCGAACAATTATCGAAATGAAGCAAGAACTTATGCAGACGCCATCTGACCAAAGAAGTCATACTTTTACAAACATGGATGGAACCAAACGAATTATACTTGGCTACTACACTTTGGATGGTTATTCAGATATGGCAGAAGATGGTGTTGTAAAAGTAAAGGAGTTTATTCAATCTCTTGCAAAAGATGATGAGTCCAGGATATTAGTTGATAGTATTCTTAAATTGCTGAGCAAAGATCAAAAAGGCACATTGAAGGCCTCCCGTGTGATACAGCTGAGGAAGATGGCAGAGGCAAGTGGCAGCGACTTGTTTATCGAGGGGGTGAGAATCATAGAAGAGAGTTATCGACCTGTTATCTCTAAACAATTTATTCGGGCTGAATACAAGAATGAAAACTCGGAATGGGTTTCTGTACCATTAGGAATGACTGAAGCTTAGTTCTTATGAATGCCAAACAGATTTTTCTTGTTGAAAAACTATTTAAAAAGAGTTTTTCTGACAAACATATAGCAGATATTCTTGGGGTTACTGCATCGGATATAGCTGAATGTCGAAAGAAAAATGGGATGCTGAGAAAGGATGATGTATGTATGCTTCAGCCAAGTCAAAAAAATATAGAAATGGAGCCTCAGACTAAAGAGTATAGTAAAAAATGGTATGTAAGACAACTTGGTGAGATTAAAGACACTATAGAGAGAATTGAAAATACGTTATTCGAGATTACAGATTATGAAAAATATATGCAGATGTCCAACCATTTGTCTCTTCTATTGCGAAAGAAGTCTTTTATCGAAAATTTACTTAAGGACGACCAAGGTTTGGGGATAGCGGAACGAAGCTCGCTTTCACATACAAAAGCGCCGTTATCTGACTAAAAAAAAAGACGATTCGATGAAATATTCGAATCGTTTTTTTATTTTTGTAAAAAAGTTGATTATGAAAACGAATAAAAGCACCCAAAAGAGAAAAGAATTAGTTCGGGATATTGTAGAAGCTTACTATGAACCCGGTTCCCAATCCTCATGTAAGTTGCAAATATATCGTCACCACATTGCACCTTCCATGGGAATTAGCCAGAGAACATTTTTTCGTTATCTCTCCTCGCATGGCCAACCCTCATCTGATGAAAGATGGAGAGAACTGCAATTGTCTATTCCATTTTAAGATTTAGCTTCACCGCTTTTGACGTAGAAAGAGGTGGAATTATTGTATCTATCACTTCACATGTATAACTTCCGGAATAACATTTTATTCCATGAGGAAGTGAAAAGGACTGAGACTGAGTGCGAATCAATCCACTGGCAGTTCCCGGCCGAAATCCTTGCAATAACCAATGTATGCGATTATATAAGTTGATGCGATTTTCTGCATCTTCTTCCGTTGTGCTACCGTAATGGGTGTCGTCGTAACAATCTATTGCCAGTTTTACCTCTATCGTTACTCTGCCTGTTTGCGCTCTTCCTCCATAATTTTCCCATGAAGCATTGGGTGTTGAGATTAAAATGGCGGGAAATGTTACAGGGTATCCGTCTTCTCCTGATTCCAACTGTCCGTAATCCTCTGCGATAGTGCTGATTTCTTCTATCTGAGAAAGATGATTCATGATGTCTAAATAAAGTTTTTCCATATTATTTTAGAATTTTATTAATTTCTGTAATGATAATATCTTGCAACTCTTGCTTGAGATAAGGGTGACTCCCCATAAATTTTCGTTGAGGAATTCGGATGGATAGTTTGCTTTTGGAGGTAAGGGCCAATCTTTTCCACATTTCAGACTCTTCATTAGTGGCCGCACTCACCTTTTTCCCTCCTCCGGATTCGTAGAACTTCGCCCATGCAAATTTTCTCATTTGGGGTGTTACTGTAGAGGAAATAGTTCCGCCCTGATTATGTAAAGCTGCATAAACCACACGATTGTAGATAGTGACAGTTGCATTGCCGGGAGTGTATTGAACGGAAGACATCAAATGGTTTCTGCTGCTTGTCAGAGGAGAATATAGAGAAGATGCATCTCTTCCTCCACTCTGTTCTCTCTTGGTCTCTTGCCATGCAGAACCAAAGAAGCCCCCATCTCGAAAATTTTTCCGAAATAAACTTTGCGCCTTTTGTCCCAACTTTACAGGCAGAACTCTGTTCACGCATTTGGCAAGGGCGGTGCGATTCTTACGGAGCAAAGCTTCAAATTCCTTGGGCGTCATTGTCAGTACAAGCTTGAAGTTCTTTTATCTCTTGTTTTATATACCCAATGGCTTTATTCAGATCCTCTATTTGTTTCTCTTTGGCACTGATTCCGGACTCTTGTTTTAAACCATTCCACCATAGGTATTTAATGGCGTTGCCAATGCAAAAATTATAGTGTTTGCTGATATCTATGCTCTCTATGCCGGATGGGTGCGAGGTGTAGTGCTTCGGGTTGTTTACTCTGTCTTCTTTCATGATGATTTGTTATTTTAAATTAAATTTCTTTTTAATGTTTGTTGTTTGATATTTTTATCTTACATTTGCAATGTCTCTTGATTGAGCAGTCATTGCAACCCTCCTTAAGCATAGCACTTAAGGCGTTCGCTTTGAGGAAATGGTTGGATTTACTCCAACCATTTTTTTATTGTTTTGATATAGCGTCCGTCATCAAAGTAAGTTCTGTCAATCAACTTAAACTTTTTACTTTCCAGCATAATGCAGACACCTTCAATTTCAGGATGGAAACGAAACGCATTCTCAACGCCTTTAATCAAGTCATCAACGTTAAACCATGAAGTTCTTACTATATCCAGCAGTACGACTTTTGCACCTTGAGATACAGCATCATCTACTTTAGTTCTCATGGTTTTACATATATTCTGATAATCTTTCGTTAATTTAAATTCCCAAGGAACATCATTCACCATGGCATCATGCGTTTTAATCTGCTTTTTAACACCACCATCACGAGAAGTTCTTTGGGCAATCAATTCCACTCTTTTCCCAGCTTTTGCAAGAGCTTTTGCCGATTTTATATTTTGCTCGGTCTCACTATCTCCATGACCTTCTTGCAAGGCAATGTATCCACCGGATTTATAGACATACGGAATACTCCACTTGTTTCCATAACCAAACTCTCTTCGGATTTCCAATTTTCTTGCTTGCGTCACAGCATCTGCACACTCATAGCAATTCTTTTTATCTCCTTTAAGGAAACTAAAAAGGGCTTTAAGCGGAGATTGAGAACCTTTTAAAGGGCATTTACTGCAGTTAGTCGGGAAGAATGGAGCTTTATCCGAGAACAAGCGATTGCTTTGTGCCGGGTCCTCTTCCAGACCTCTTGCCGGCAAGTCGTTTTTAGAGTAACCTTTCGGTTCAGGAGTTGCCTCTTTGTCTGTAGCCTCGATGCTGCACTTGCAGTTCCACCTGTCTCCAGGATGATGAACACTCCAAAATGGGTGGTTTTGCGGCAATACTGTATGCCAAAACACTCGATGATCTGCACCGGGGTTGATGCTTGTGCTTGGCAACCATTCCAAATTAGGAAGAACGTCTGACACATCTGTAGCACGCTTCATTTCGGTGGCGATATGGGTGCGTCTGACTGCTGTATCATATTCAGTCTTCAGCCATGCGCGATTATAATGAGAAGCGATTGGTTCTATGTCTTTGCTCCATTGGCTAAAACTCTTTAATCGTCCCTCTTCGTCCACCATTTGTTCTGCCATCTTATTAGCGAAAGAGTGAACGCGAAATGCTGAATATATTTGCTGATTCTCTTTCAGAACAGTAATAAACTCCTCATCATAATCTTTTGTCTCCCTTGCTCCCATCTCTATAGCCTCTTCAAAGATGCGTTGTGTTTCGATGTATAGCCCCCAATCAATATCGTTAACCACATCCACCTCTTTATGATAGATGCGCTTTAGGGCCTCGTGCAAAACTTGTTCCGAAAAGGTGAATGGCATAGAAACGGACATTTCAGGAAGATTGTCCGAATCATAATAAAGATTATTTACTACCAATCGAATGGGTGATGTATAGCCCCTTTTTGCGGGGCTTTGACGAAAAAATCTTTTAGTCTGCCAAATAGTTTTTTATGCTTCTTTTTTTCTTTTGCTTCTTCATCATGCTCAGACTTAACAACATTTGCATTTTTTTCAATTTGCTCATCATTGTCGTTTTTCTCCGCTTTTTCCTCTTTTACCGTTGGTTTTTCCACACCGAATTTCTCGTACAAATAACTATCGGAGATGGGCAATCCCATTTGGTTGAGTCCTTGCACAATGCGAAGTTGCTTTTCAATATCCACATTTTCGGTTTCTTCAAAAACGAACGAACCATTAGAGGTGTCAATCCCCATATTGAAGAAAATAGACCTATAGGTCAATTTGCAGGCTACGACATGGCCATATCCCCGATAAACACAGGTGATGTGGCCATTTCAAATCTTTGAAATGCAAAATTTACTTTTGAAAATGCTCAATAGGTCGTTTTGCAGGCTGACACTTGCAGACTTATCCGATTCACAGTAAC